ATCTGCGGCAGCGGGCTTGTAATGGGTTAAGTGATAACAGATGTCTGGAAATATAGGGGCAAATCCACTGACGTTATTCGATTATCCTGTGTTCGAATATTTTCACCGATGATGCCAAACGAATCTGGTGCAGATTTTGTCTGCAACTCTTCGATACGTTCAGCCATCGCAGCACACTCTTCAAAGTTGCTTAATGCTTTTCGCTCCCATTCGGCGCATTGTTTTCCAAGCTCTGCAATCAGCTTGTCTTTGCCTTCCAGCTCAACACGCAGCTTCCCTACCGTTAACGCAATCTCCTCGTTCTCCTGGTCACGGCGTTTGATGTATTGCTGGTTTCTTTCCAGCTCATCCAGCAGCGCCAAGACGGTAGCTGGATTGGCTGCGGCGATGAATTCAGCATTGGCCTGCTGTTCTATTTGGAAATCTTCATCGAAACCGCTTTCAGGATGCGCTCCTTCAATTCTGCAAATGGGAAGATATCCAACAACGTCACGATGAATTAGCGCATCATCACCATCAAATTGGCCCTCTCCATATTCGAGCGACCACTCACCACACGTTGCTTTTTCTGCCGCCTCACGCAGTGCCTGATAGTCAATCTTGCTCACTGGTTGCCTCCTTTGCGAAGCTGGTCGGCGAACAAACGTACACTAGATGCTTCACTGCGTAGAAACTTAACGGCATAATCAAAACCACCTCGTTCTGCGTCGTCTGCTCCGTTGTCGAGGTTATCTGCGTACATCTCTACCCCCTGCGCCCGTACTTCAGCCAGGAAAGCATCGGTGGCTGGAGTTTCAGTAACATCATCTTCCCATTCGCTAAACTCCTCACGACAAAAGTCATTAAATTCCTTCTCAGATTGCTTAAGTGAGGTATTTTCAGCAGCCATCTTCGCGCATTTAGCCTCAAGGTTATCAATCGTGATTCCAGCAGAACGACACTCCCGCAACGCCGTTTCTAGTTTTGATTCAAGTTCACCGAACTTACGCACAAGATATTCAGCGTTTGTTTCGTTAACCTTTAAATCTCGTGGGATGCATTTACCTTTCAGAAAACCATCCATCTCAATTAGTGTCATTTGTTTCATTTCTTCCCACTCCGCAACATCGCATTCAGATACTTGTTTTGATTCACTGATGGAAAAGAATTTCTCTTAAGCAATTCCTCTCTCGATGGCATTGGCTTTACGCGTTGGCGAATAATCATTTCTGCCGGAAGAATGCCGGGGTTGTATGCAAGTCCTCTCATGGTAAATTCCTCAGTCATTACTGATAGCGCCATAGCGTGAGCGGTAATTACGCAGGCGCGGGTCAATTTCAGGGAAGTGGGTATATGTGGCTTTGCGGAATGGTCGGATTGATGTCTGGTAAATTCGCTCGCGTTCTTCTTTCTCTGCAAGCCATATACAGTGGCGAAATTCCTTTTCCTCTTTCGTTTCCTGCGGTAGCGACATTATCCGATCGTAGTTTTTTCTGAATTTATCCAGCACCTCCGATACGGAATTGCCGGAACAGCGGCGCGGGGCATCCGCACCATACAGAGGCGCTGGCATAATGGAATCCTTATGTTGCTACTTTAGAAGGGAATTGAATCGTCGTATTCAGGATGATTTTGATGATTGCTACTTTGCTGCTGTTGGCTGTTTCCTGAGGTTGCAAATCCAATCTTTGCATTCAGTAATTCAAGAGTGATTGATTGACCATTTTGCCCCTGATAAACATCAACCCTGATGTTTTCTCCGGTAATTTCTACAATGCCACCTTCAACAAGAACACTACGGTAGTAATCCGCTTGCGCTCCCGGCTTGGCAAATACAACGGCGCTGTAGTTTGTCCATTCTTTCTTTTTTGTCTGGCGATCGTAATACTGAACGCCAGCACGGATGTTGAATCCGATATTTTCCCCGGCCTGAAACTCTCTTGCGGGCTTGTTTAGTCTTACAGTAATCGAATGTGCCATTAAGCAGCCGCTCCTTCTAATTCGTCTCGTCTGATGTTGTAAACGTCCTGCGCTTTGTGCTGCTCCGGTGTGCCTTCGAGCATCTTCCACGCTTTGGCGAACGCCTGTTTAAGCTCTTCCACGGTGTTTTTCTGCAATGCTGCGTCAGTGAATGCTTTTAGAACCTGTTCAGGTGTAGGTGATGGTTTTGATTGCTTTGCTGCTGCGTTCTGCTGATGTTTATGCTCGTCGGTATCTGCATCTTTCGCATCATCAATGCCGAACAAACCATTGAGGCAATACTTGCGTGCATAAGAGCTTGTAGCTCCCGTAACTTGTGCAGAATCCATTCCTTTCTTGCTTTCTTCCTCTCGTGCAAGAGCGGTTGCTGTATGACTGTTTTCGCCATCAGTAATAGTTGCCGTTGCTTTCACGTAATACCGATCACCAATCAACACAACTTCATCGCTGATTGATAAAAACAGGCCATTCAGTAACGGCTTAACGCCTTCAAGAATGTCTTCGCAGCTTCTGTATTTATATTTACCGAATGAGTTGTACTGATTCTTTGGCGCGTTCAGATTCTCCTGAATGGCTGCCAGCCTTGCATAAAATTCTTTGCTCATATGTTTGATCTCAGAATGGACACGGCCCAAGAAAATAACGCTGATTTAATACTTCGACTCGGGACAAATTAAGGCATACCCGCATTCCTTCGCGGTCGCCATTATGGCGATACCAGAGAGCTTTCTGCGTGTACATGCGTCTCTGTAACCTGCTCTCCTTCACTGTGGTTGCAAGTGACATGAATATCTCCTTCGTTACCGATTAATTCTTTCATATGACGAATGAATTCTTCGTCTGACCAGTTATCTGTAAAACTCATGGACGGCCTTGTTGTTTCAAAATATCCCAAAGCTTTTCGAGCAAACTTTTCATTCTTGGTTGTTTAAAGTCTGCTCCGGTTAAAATGTTTTTTCGTGAATGCTGTACCGATAAAATCGGGTTGAAAGGGCGAACCGATGCCGCCCCTGCAATAGCGAACTGTTGCATAGGATGCTCCTTCTGTTTTATTGCATAACGAAAAACGCCTCGAGTGAAGCGTTATTGGTATGCGGTAACGCAGCGCTCAGACGGCTTTGATAGTCATATCATCTGAATCAAATATTCCTGATGTATCGATATCGGTAATTCTTATTCCTTCGCTACCATCCATTGGAGGCCATCCTTCCTGACCATTTCCATCATTCCAGTCGAACTCACACACAACACCATATGCATTTAAGTCGCTTGAAATTGCTATAAGCAGAGCATGTTGCGCCAGCATGATTAATACAGCATTTAATACAGAGCCGTGTTTATTGAGTCGGTGTTCAGAGTCTGACCAGAAATTATTAATCTGGTGAAGTTTTTCCTCTGTCATTACGTCATGGTCGATTTCAATTTCTATTGATGCTTTCCAGTCGTAATCAATGATGTATTTTTTGATGTTTGACATCTATTCATATCCTCATAGATAAAAAATCGCCCTCACACTGGAGGGCAAAGAAGATTTCCAATAATCAGAACAAGTCGGCTCCTGTTTAGTTACGAGCGACATTGCTCCGTGTATTCACTCGTTGGAATGAATACACAGAGCAGTGTTTATTCTGTTTTTTATGGCAAAAATAAAAGCTGCCATTAGGCAGCCTTGTTGTTCTGTTTACCAAGTTCTCTGGAAATCATTGCCGTCGTTCGTATTGTCCACACCATTGATTTTTATCAATAGTCGTAGTCATACGGATAGTCCTGGTATTGTTCCATCACATCCTGAGGATGCTCTTCGAACTCTTCAAATTCTTCTTCCATATATCACCTCAAATAAGTGGTTTGCTGCCTAATTTCATTTTCTGGCGACCAACACAAGTCACACCCATTTCACTGCGTGGCTTGCGGTAGTAAATTAGGTTTGTTCAGACAATAAAAAACCCACCGAAGTGGGCTATGACCATTTTTTATTTGGATTTCGTTGGTGAGCGTGATTAACAACTCTGTGCATTACATCCTCATATTTTTCATCTTCAATTTTTTCGACATCGCGAGGAAATGGTGTTGCTAATGCTTTGTCAACTTTGTCCATTGGGTCTTCATTAATCTTATATTCAGGGCCATCATCTATAGCATTAAATCCAGGTGTTACACCGTTTTTTAATGCATATGCTATCCTTTTTTCCCATCTCGCTATTCTCCTCCTGTCTCGAGATGTAAGACCTCTATCAGATACTTTTCTGTTTTGTCCGCGGTCAGGATTAACATAAATAGTCTTTTTCACCATAAGCATACTCAATAAGCACCGTACGGTAGTTTACTGTACAATTTTATTTTTTGGACTGCATGTATTTTGTTTCCTAATGGGTTTGAATCTTTGTAATAAATACTTCTATTTTTTCGAACGACTTCTTCTTTCTTCTTGCAGCAAAGGCATCCTAGCGATGCTGCTTTGTCTGCTCTGACGCAACCAGAGAGCTTTAGCGCAATTTTTCGCGCCAGTGCTTCATTACTGCGTCGCTCGGCAATAAGTTCTGCTCTGCGAGCTTTGTAGCGGCTTTTTGCCGTACCTTTGGATTCTTTCCAGACAATGGTTACCATGATGGTCTCCTTTAAGTGGCTTTGGCGCATGACGCGTCGAGGTGCTTATCTTCTCGATCGCTGTCTTGCAGCTGCAATTCGCGCCATCCCCAAAACCACTCAAGTTCTGGTCTCAACGGTTAGGTTGAGAGTCCGTCGATGTTAAAGAGCCTGCCAATCTGTTCCGTTTGGCTTCCAGCGTCCTGCTGATGGCTTAAATTTAAGACTTCTTAATTTATTGGTCAAGTGCATTTTTGAAGAAAACTTAATTTTATGGGCGTGAATTTAGTTTGTCTTTGATTTTTAACGGGAAATAAAAAAGGGGCGAAAGCCCCTTAAGGAAGGTTTGCTAGCTTGGCATCAACGACAACGCCAATGATTTTACAGTTCCCATTGATTTCAATCATTGGGTATTGTGGATTGAGTGGTTTCAGGAATTTTCTACCGGCATCAATAACTAACTTTTTGAATGTCGCCTCGTTTTCTCCTTCAAGTTTGGCGACTACCAACTTTCCATTACGTGGTTCGACTTCTGGGTCGACGAGAATAATCATCCCCTCAGGAATACTCAGTCCTGCCGGGGCAGTCATTGAATCGCCTTTAACGTCGAGCCAAAAAGAGTCTTCAGAACAATCTACCGTTGTGTCGTACCAGTTATCTATTGCACGCCTATGATATGGCTCTACAGCTTCCATCCAACATCCTGCGCTTACCCAACTAATTAGAGGATACGAACCTCTTGGATCATGCCTGCTGTGATAGGCAATGTTTGAAAGACTATCCTCTCCTTTCAACAGGTAATCAGGGGAGCACTGCAAAGCCTTGGCTAAGGCCAATAGGTTTTCGCCATTGGGCTCAGTTTCAGATCGCTCCCATTGGGAAATAGCAACATTAGACACGCCAACCATCTTGCCAAGGGCAGCCTGCCTAATCTTGAGTTCTTTTCTGCGAGCGCGAATACGCTCACCCATCAGTTGTGTATTCATAGTTAAGACATCTTAAATAAACTTGACTTAAGATTCCTTTGGTGGATAATTTAAGTGTTCTTTAATTTCGGAGCGAGTCTATGTACAAAAAAGATGTTATTGACCACTTCGGAACCCAGCGTGCTGTTGCTAAAGCACTAGGCATTAGCGATGCAGCAGTCTCTCAGTGGAAAGAAGTTATCCCAGAGAAAGACGCCTATCGATTGGAAATCGTTACAGCTGGCGCCCTGAAGTATCAAGAAAGTGCTTACCGCCAAGCGGCATAAGCAAATTGCTCTTTAACAGTTCTGGCCTTTCACCTCTAACCGGGTGAGCAAACATCAGCGGCAAATCCATTGGGTGTGCCGCTATAACTCAATATCAATATAGGAAAATTAACAAATGGCACAAGCAAGCTACAGCAAGCCAACACAGCGAGAAATTGATCGCGCTGAAACTGATTTACTCATCAACCTGTCAACGCTTACCCAGCGCGGTCTGGCAAAGATGATTGGCTGTCATGAATCGAAGATAAGCAGAACGGACTGGAGATTTATTGCTTCGGTCTTGTGTGCTTTCGGAATGGCATCAGACATCAGTCCGATTAGCAGGGCTTTTAAGTATGCGCTTGATGAAATCACAAAGAAAAAATCCCCGGCCGCCACCGAGGATTTTAAGCAAATTGATATGCAATTCTGAGGGAATTACTGGATCAATCCACAGGAGTAATTATGACAAAACAACTCAGTCCTTACCAGGACAAAATTCACAAACACATACTACGTGATCGCTTCCTGTCCAGCTTCAAGCAGCCTGGTCGATTCCGGGCTGAGTTGGAAAAAGTGAAGCTGATGCAGAAGGAGAAAGGTCATGAGTAACATATCTAATCTAGCCGAAGCCAGAGAGGCCAGAAGGCTACAACAACCGCATCAAAGCAGCGGTAAGGGGTATGCCTTGCTGCACCGTAAAATTATGGATGTGCCGTTTTACAAGGATGCAGAAGCAGCGCATCTGTGGGTTCACTTAATCCTCAAAGCAAAGCATACGCCTGAGTATGTAATGACTGACGCAGGAGAAATTCTGGTAGGCAGAGGGAAGCTACTTGGCGGTAGAAACTCTCTGGCGTTTGAAACAGGACTCAAACCAGATCGCGTTCAGTACCTGCTTAGAAAGTTCAAAAAACTCGGCATGATTGACTGGGTTTCACACGGTAAATTCTCAGTTTTCTCAGTAGAGAAATATGACGATTATCAGTCAAATTTTGTACCAGCAGATTACCAGCAAATTACCACCTCAAAGCCAGCAATACCAATGCCTGTAAGCAATGCTGTACCAGCAGATTACCAGCAAATTACCACAGATAAAGAATATAATAATATTATCTCTAATACTGACGTATTAGAGAGTGCCACAGCAGACAAAAAGTCTGACAAGAAAAAACCTTCCGTCAGCTGTCAGGATGTTGTCGATGCTTACCACGAAATCCTTCCTGAAGCTCCAAGAATCCGCGCACTGAATGACAAGCGTAAAAACCAGATCCGAACGTTCTGGCGCAAAGCCGGAGTGATAACCCGCCAGCTTGACGGGCATGGGTTCACGATGCAGGACTGGAGAAATTATTTGAGCTACGTTGGCGAAAATTGCCGATGGATGTTCGAAGAGCGCCCAAACCATCAACGCGGAACCGTCTGGCACAAAAAGGGATTTGATTTCCTGCTTAACGATAATACCTACCTGAAAGTTCGTGAGGGTGAACACGATGACCGATAATTTTTATGCGCCGCCCCATAGCATCGAGGCAGAGCAGGCGGTGATTGGTGGATTGCTTCTGGATGATGACAGCAGTGAGCGCGTCCAGAAAGTTCTGGCGATGCTGAAGCCCGATTCATTTTACAGCCGACCACACAAAATCCTTTTCGAAGAAATAACCAGAATGCACCGGGAGCAAAAGCCAGTAGATGGCCTGACGCTTTTCGATGAACTGGAGCGTAAATCGTTAACGGCGTCTGTTGGCGGTTTTGCTTATATCGCTGAGATCGCAAAGAACACGCCGAGCGCCGCAAACATCGTTGCCTATGCAATGCAGGTTCGCGAAACCGCAATGGAACGCTACGCCATAAACCGCATGACTGAAGCGACGGAATTGCTCTATTCCCGCAACGGAATGACTGCAACGCAGAAGTACGAAGCTATTCAGGCGATTTTCACGCAACTGACAGACCATGCAAAAACCGGATCGCGTCGCGGCCTTCGCTCATTTGGTGAGGTCATGGAAGACTGGGTTAGCGACCTTGAGAAGCGATTTGACCCGTCAGGCGAACAACGAGGAATGAGCACAGGGATCCCATCTCTGGACAGGATGCTGTCACCGAAAGGTCTGGTGAAAGGCTCTCTGTTCGTCATTGGCGCTCGCCCTAAGATGGGGAAAACGACGCTATACAGCCAGATGGCAATCAACTGCGCAGTGCATGAGAAAAAGCCCGCTCTGATGTTCAGTCTTGAAATGCCAGGCGACCAGATACTGGAAAAGCTGGTAGGACAGAAGTCAGGTGTTAACCCGAATATTTTTTACCTTCCGGCGACAAATGACGCTGATGACGGCTATCAGGGTGATTACGATGGTGACTTCAACAGGGCGATAGAAACAGCAAATCGCTTGAGTGAAATCGACATGCTTTACATCGACGACACGCCGGGATTATCTCTGGCTCAAATCGTCAGCGAAAGCCGTCGAATCAAGCGAGAAAAAGGATGTGTTGGCATGATTCTGGTCGATTACCTGACACTAATGACCGCTGAGAAGGCCGATCGCAACGACCTTGCTTACGGTATGATCACCAAAGGACTGAAGAACCTTGCCAAAGAGCTTGATTGCGTTGTTGTGCTTCTGACACAGCTTAACCGCGCACTGGAAAGCCGAACCAATAAACGCCCATTACCAAGTGACTCACGAGATACAGGGCAGATTGAACAGGATTGCGATTATTGGGTCGGGATCCATCGTGAAGGCGCTTTTGATGACAGTGTTCCACCTGGTGAAACTGAACTAATCCTTCGTCTCAATCGTCATGGCAATACCGGCACGGTGTATTGCATTCAGGCAAATGGCGCTATTTATGACACAGACCAACAGTCTGCTGAAATGCGCCGCCGTGAACGCGAGGAACCGCAGTCCAAGAAGAAAGGAGGATTCTGATGACATCTACATCACTGAGATAATAACAGGGGCTATTTACACAGTAGCCCTTTTTTATTGGATTAAGAACGAGGGGGCTTCTGATGGACACCGTTAACGGAATGTGTTCAGACGCACCGCATGCCAAAAAATGTAAATGCGGAAAATCACCGACAATATTCGACATGGAGAACGGGTGCCAAATCTACTGCGCTAACCATGCCGCTGTGGCGGCCGCGAATTATCGCAGTGCGGTAACGGAGTGGAATAACCTGAAATCTGTTAGAGAGGGGAGTCATGAAAAAACTAACCTTTGAAATTCGATCTCCAGCACATCAGCAAAACGCTATTCACGCAGTACAGCAAATCCTTCCAGACCCAACCAAGCCAATCGTAGTGATCATTCAGGAGCGCAACCGCAGCTTAGACCAGAATCGGAAGCTTTGGGCTTGCCTTGGTGACGTCTCTCGTCAGGTTGAATGGCATGGTCGCTGGCTGGATGCAGAAAGCTGGAAGTGTGTGTTTACCGCAGCATTAAAGCAGCAGGACGTTGTTCCTAACCTTGCCGGGAATGGCTTTGTGGTAATAGGCCAGTCAACCAGCAGGATGCGTGTAAGCGAATTTGCGGAGTTATTAGAGCTTATACAGGCATTCGGTACAGAGCGTGGCGTTAAGTGGTCAGACGAAGCGCGACTGGCTCTGGAGTGGAAAGCAAGATGGGGAGACAGGGCAGCATGATGCGATGTTATCGGTGCGGTGAATGCAAAGAAGATAACCGCTTCCGACCAAATCAACCTTACTGGAATCGATGGTGTCTCCGGTGTGAAAGAACACCAACAGGGGTGTTACCACTACCGCAGGAAAAGGAGGACGTGTGGCGAGACAGCGACGAAGTATCACCGACATAATCTGCGAAAACTGCAAATACCTTCCAACGAAGCGCTCCAGAAATAAACGCAAGCCAATCCCAAAAGAATCTGACGTAAAAACCTTCAACTACACGGCTCACCTGTGGGATATCCGGTGGCTAAGAAATCGTGCGAGGAAATGACAATGGATTATTCACAGTTAAGTGATTTTGAAATTAACGTGGCGGTATTCGAAGCCATTCATAACGGATCACCGGATTACAAAGAAGGTAAGAATGGCGCGATGGTGTTTATCTCATTTGAGGGAGACATTGTAAACGGAGACGCAGTTGAAGTAGAGGTTGAGCGCGGATCCTTTAACCCATGCGCAAACCCAGCAGACGCATGGCCGATTATTGAAAAATACAGGATTAGCATTATCAATCTCGATGAAGACGAGTGGGGTGCACGCGGTGTGACCTACCGTAAATCTAAGCGAGCTATACATGAAAATCCCCTTCGCGCCGCCATGATTGTCTTTCTCATGATGCAGAGAATCCAATAATGCTTAGCCCATCCCAATCCCTTCAATACCAGAAAGAAAGCGTCGAGCGAGCTTTAACGTGCGCTAACTGCGGTCAGAAGCTGCATGTGCTGGAAGTTCACGTGTGTGAGCACTGCTGCGCAGAGTTAATGGCAGACCCTAACGGACAAATGCTGGAGGAAGATGATGAGTGAGTTACGCGCAGGTGGCATCGCAATAGTCATTTTTTCAGAAAACAAACCCGAAATTGGCAGATGCGTTGAGTTAATCGAAAAAGTAACAAACGGATATGTATTTAATTTTCCTGGTGCAGGTAAGCATAGTTGGCGTGATGACACCCCTGGGTGGCTAGTTAAAGGCGATGTATCGATTTATACAAACGAGCCTTCAGGTGGTTTCTCTTATTTTTACAGTGATGAACTCATGCCAATCGACGGAGAAGACTTCTCTCACGAAGATGAGCAACAGAAGGAGCTGGCAAATGGCTAATCTACGCAAAGAAGCGCGCGGAAGAGAATGTCAGGTGCGTATTTACGGCGTATGCAATGGCAATCCTGAAACTACAGTTCTGGCACATTACCGGATGGCTGGAATTTGCGGAACGGGAATGAAGCCTGACGACCTGATCGGCGCATGGGCTTGTAGCGCGTGTCACGATGAAATCGACCGACGCACCCATAATCTCGACAACAAAGACGCCAGACTTTACCACCTCGAAGGCGTGATCAGGACGCAGGCGATACTGCTGAAGGAGGGGAAGATTAAGCCATGAACGAATATCAGTTTGTGCTTCCATACCCGCCGTCGGTGAACACCTACTGGCGAAGACGGGGAAGCCAATACTACATCAGCGATAAAGGCCAGAAATACCGAAAAGACGTTCAGAAAATCATCCGCCAACTCAAGTTAGACATTTTCACCAAATCACGACTCCGCATCAAAGTCATCGCAGACGTTCCAGACTCCCGCCGCCGCGACCTCGATAACATCCTGAAAGGTTTACTCGATTCCCTTATCCACGCCGGATTTGCGGAAGACGACGAGCAATTCGATGACATTCGCGTAATTCGTGGTGTGAAAGTACCAGGCGGACGGCTTGGAATAAAAATCACCGAACTGGAGAACGTATGAACGCCACAATTCAAACGATACCAGAGCTTCTTATCCAGACACGAGGAAATCAGACCGAAGTGGCGAGGATGCTTTCCTGCGCAAGAGGAACAGTGCTCAAGTACAACCGAGACAGCAAAGGCGAGCGTCACGTAATAGTTAACGGCGTCCTGATGGTCAAACAGGGCAAGAGGGGAAGACGATGAGCATAAGAGAACTAAACCTCACCAAAGAACAGCACGATTGGCTGAATGGCTGGCTTGAACTGTGGGGTGCATGGGTTTACTCAGGTCGCCTGGAAAAGCGCATGAGCAGCGTAATAGCGAAGTTCATGGAGAGCGTAGAGCCGGGAAGAGTTATGACAAGGCCAATGTGTAATGATGATGATGGAATGTTGATTTCTCAGGTCGTCGATTCCGTCATGTACATTGACAAGAAAGCCTTTGGCATCCTCCTCAGCTACTACGCTCATGGTTCATCTAAGCGAGCAATTGCATCCTACTATCACGCGACTGCAAAGCCACGCAAGATGTGTGGGCGTGGTGGTGAGGGATGGAGAAAACCTTCACTGGCAACCTGTAGAAATGAAATTGACGACATCCTGAAAGCGTCGTTATTTGTTTTGTACCAACCAATGCAAAATGCTTTCAAAATGCGTAAACGTGTTGAGAAAGTTAAGCATGTTGCCGTTAAAAGCCTTGACATGCAATTAGCCATTTAGCCATAATTAGAGGGTAAGCTGCCGTTAGTGACTCTTAAGTTGCAACGGTGGCTTTTTTTATTTGGGTCAGTCGTATAAAGGTCATTACGGAAGGCTGTTAACCTTCTTATCGTGGTTCGAGTCCACGCTGTCCCGCCAAACATGCTGGTTTAGCTCCAATGGTAGAGCAGTCGCCTTGTAAGCGAATGGGTAGCGGTTCAAGTCCGTTAACCAGCACCATAACTGAGCCGTAGCCACTGGCTATCCTGAATTCATCAGTGATAGTTACGCTGCGGCCTTCTACACATGACCTTCGTGAAAGTGGGTGGCAGGAGGTCGCGCTAACAACCTCCTGCCGTTTTGCCCGTGCATATCGGTCACGAACAAATCTGATTACTCAACACAGTAGCCTGGATTTGTTCTATCAGTAACCGACCATATTCCTAATTAAATAGAGCAAATCCCCTTATTGGGGGTAAGACATGAAGATGCCAGAAAAAAATGACCTGTTAGCCGCCATTCTCGCGGCAAAGGAACAAGGCATCGGGGCAATCCTTGCGTTTGCAATGGCGTACCTTCGCGGCAGATATAATGGCGGTGCGTTTACAAAAACAGTAATCGACGCAACGATGTGCGCCATTATCGCCTGGTTCATTCGTGACCTTCTCGACTTCGCCGGACTAAGTAGCAATCTCGCTTATATAACGAGCGTGTTTATCGGCTACATCGGTACTGACTCGATTGGTTCGCTTATCAAACGCTTCGCTGCTAAAAAAGCCGGAGTAGAAGATGGTGGAAATCAATAATCAACGTAAGGCGTTCCTCGATATGCTGGCGTGGTCAGAGGGAACTGATAACGGACGTCAAAAAACCAGAAATCATGGTTATGACGTCATTGTTGGCGGAGAGCTATTCACTGATTACTCTGATCACCCTCGCAAACTTGTCACGCTAAATCCGAAACTCAAATCAACAGCCGCCGGACGCTACCAGCTTCTTTCCCGTTGGTGGGATGCCTACCGTAAGCAGCTTGGCCTGAAAGACTTCTCTCCGAAAAGCCAGGACGCTGTGGCACTGCAACAGATTAAAGAGCGTGGCGCTTTACCGATGATTGATCGCGGTGATATTCGTCAGGCTATCGACCGTTGCAGCAATATCTGGGCTTCACTGCCTGGCGCTGGTTATGGTCAGTTCGAGCATAAGGCTGACAGCCTGATTGCAAAATTCAAAGAGGCAGGCGGAACGGTCAGAGAGATTGAGGTATGAGCAAAGTAACCGCGATTATCTCCGCTCTGGTTATCTGCATCATCGTTTGCCTGTCATGGGCTGTTAATCACTACCGTGATAACGCCATCGCCTACAAAGAGCAGCGCGATAAGGCCGCATCCACAATTGCTGACATGCAGAAGCGTCAACGTGATGTAGCAGAACTCGATGCCAGATATACAAAGGAGCTTGCTGATGCTAACGCGACTATCGAAAGTCTCCGTGCTGATGTTTCTGCTGGGCGTAAGCGCCTGCAAGTCGCCGCCACCTGTGCAAAGTCAACGACCGGAGCCAGCAGCATGGGCGATGGAGAAAGCCCAAGACTTACAGCAGATGCTGAACTCAATTATTACCGTCTACGAAGCGGAATCGACAGGATAACCGCGCAGGTTAACTACCTGCAGGAGTACATCAGGACGCAATGCCTTCGATGATAGCGATAATTTTACTCATCATCCTTCACATCTGGCTCTGTAGACAGGGTGATGATCACTTCTGGAGTGAATCCAGATTAAACATCTCATTGCTGATGCTTGATATTGAGCATCTGGCGCGCGGTAAGGGGCTGCGTTGAGATAAGAGCCAGTCATTACAAATACCAGGATTTAGCCTCGCATTTGCGGGGCTTTTTTACATCTGCAGTAAACCGCGCATCGCAGCGCGTAACAATCCCGAGTCTTTCAGAAAGCTGAGCCTGAGAATTGCCGTATATGGTGGCGACCATCTCGGGGGCGGCTTTTCTGTGCGAACAGGCTCATCTTTCTAAAAGGTAAACGCTATGAATAACTTTGTTGAAATTACCTCAAGAATTGGTCGCATGTACCAAGATTTTCTTATAAGTGGAAAGGGGTCTGGCGACATCATAGAGGAAATTGACAAGCTAAGTGCAGAGCTGAGAAGGAATGGGTGTGTTAATTCTATCTTTTTTGAAACTTTGCTAAAGCAAGGCTTTATGTTTGACATGATTAATTACAACAAAGTCGCACCCAGTGCTTCGCAAAAATCATATGTGTACGTTCTGCATGCTGAAGATAGTGGGCTAACAAAAATAGGGTTTAGTCGCAGGGTTAATAAACGAATTTCAGAGATATCTCGCATGAGTGGTGGGAAGCTAAATCTAATTGCAAAGATTCCGGCCGATAGAGAGCTTGAAACCAAATTGCACCAAAAATATTACAACTATAGGTCGCACGGGGAGTGGTTTAGCCTCAATCGTTGTCATTTGAAAGAGCTAAAAGAAATGCCTGGTAACGAACTGAAATAATCCCCGGACTCACTAATTAACGGCAGTACAGCGAAACAACCCAAGCCAGTAAGTGGGGAAATAACACTGGCAGCCACTGAAAGATGAACCTCCTGCCTTATGGCAAAAAAAGATTCTTTGTGGTGGCGGACTGATGGAAAGACATCGGTTATTGCAGAGACCATTCAATGAGTGGTCTCGACAATGGCTTATACCCTACACGGGATAACTTAACTGATATCCCTTTTAACGGATAAACGGAGCCAACAATGGCAGAGATTACCCCCATGACTGAAGAACAGAAATTCCAGTTAGAGATTTATAAACTGGTCATGAACCAGAACGCAGCCGCAGAGGAAGCATTTCAGTTCATTGGCACTGACGAACTGAAGCTTGAGCTATTCAAAATTCACTTCCAGTCAGGCGGCGCTAATTCAGATATCACGACCCGCACTATCGAAGCGGTGCGTAAATCGAAGGAAGCGTTAGACCTGTTCACTGCTGGAGAATAACCATGGAACAACAAGAATTACCTCGCTGGCAGTGTCACAAGCAGGTATGGGCGTTAAAGATTCGACATATCGACCACAAACCAAACCCAGACCTTTCTGGCGTGTCGGGCGCATCAAGCTATGGGGCCACCATTCACCCGGAAGATGGCACATACGCGCCATTCGATGTAAGCCCTGAGTACGTTAACAAACATCAACCGGTCGCTGGCGGGTATTACGTTGTGTATGAGGATGGCTATGCATCCTTCTCTCCTGCTGACTCGTTTGAATCCGGGTACACGAAAATCTGACGGAGCCTCTGATGACTACAGTCGCATGGGATGGAAAGACACTGGCATCTGACACCCAGGCATCAACTGGCAGTGTCGTTTGCTCCCTTTCTGAACAGAAGATATACACCCCGCCAGAGTCAGGTTGGGAGATTTACGGAAGCAAAGTCCTTGCCTTCGGTTGCTCTGGTGACTGCGGCGCAGAGATGGAATTACAGGATCTGCTTAAGCACAACCTCACGTATGCCTCCGAGTTCCTGCCGACATTCTCCTTCACGGCTCTGGCTATCATCGGTGCTGGGCGAGCATACATCATCACCAAAGAGAAAGGCGAAACGCGGGCGAGCATATCGCTACAGGTTGAGCCATACGCAATAGGCAGTGGCGACCTGATCGCGCGCACTGCCATGCACTGTGGCAAAAATGCGAGAGAAGCGGTACAAGTCGCAATTGATCTTGACTGCTATTCCGGCGGCAGCGTTGATTCGTTCCCCGCTGGGAAGCAAACAGAAGGGAAATAATCAATATGGCGACTGAGAAAAAGAAAGGTGGTCGCCCCTCTGATTATATGCCGGAGGTGGCTAATGACATTTGCGCATTGCTTTCCTCCGGTGAGAGTCTGCGCAAAGTTTGCGAACGCCCAGGAATGCCGAGCAAAACATCAGTTTTTCGCTGGCTGGCTGAACATCAGGAGTTTCGTGACCAGTACGCGAAGGCAACAGAGACTCGGGCCGACTCTATTTTCGAAGAGATATTCGAAATTGCTGACGGCGTAATCCCTGATGCCGCCGAGGTGGCAAAGGCAAGACTTCGCGTTGATACCCGCAAATGGGCGCTGGCCAGAATGAATCCCCGTAAGTATGGCGACAAGGTAACTAATGAGCTTGTCGGCAAAGACGGCGGCGCAATCCAGATTGAAACATCACCGATGAGCACTCTATTCGGAAAATGACCTCGATTAATCCTATCTTTGAACCGTTCATTGAGGCGCATCGCTACAAAGTCGCCAAAGGCGGTCGAGGTAGCGGTAAATCATGGGCAATTGCGAGGCTGCTTGTTGAAGCGGCGCGCCGACAGCCTGTGCGTATTCTCTGCGCTCGTGAACTGCAAAACAGTATCAGCGATTCGGTAATCCGGTTGCTTGAAGACACCATCGAGCGGGAAGGGTATTCGGCTGAGTTTGAAATTCAGCGTTCAATGATTCGTCATCTCGGAACTAATGCTGAATTCATGTTCTACGGCATCAAAAACAACCCGACGAAGATTAAATCGCTCGAAGGCATTGATATCTGCTGGGTGGAAGAAGCGGAAGCGGTAACGAAGGAATCATGGGATATCCTGATTCCAACCATCCGTAAGCCGTTCTCTGAAATATGGGTGAGCTTTAACCCGAAGAACATCCTCGACGATACCTATCAGCGATTCGTCGTAAATCCTCCTGATGATATTTGTCTGCTGACGGTGAACTACACCGACAACCCGCACTTTCCTGAAGTTCTCCGTCTGGAGATGGAAGAGTGTAAACGCAGAAATCCGACACTGTATCGTCACATCTGGCTTGGTGAGCCAGTAAGCGCAAGTGATATGGCAATCATCAAACGTGAATGGCTTGAAGCCGCAACCGATGCGCACAAGAAACTCGGATGGAAAGCGAAAGGCGCTGTTGTTTCTGCACATGACCCATCAGATACAGGGCCGGATGCCAAAGGTTATGCATCGCGCCACGGTTCGGTAGTTAAGCGCATTGCCGAAGGTCTGCTGATGGACATCAACGAGGGTGCTGACTGGGCAACTTCGCTGGCGATTGAAGACGGTGCTGACCATTACCTGTGGGATGGTGATGGTGTTGGTGCCGGGCTACGCAGACAGACAACGGAAGCGTTCTCCGGCAAGAAAATCACCGCCACGATGTTCAAGGGCAGCGAATCGCCATTCGATGAAGATGCTCCGTATCAGGCCGGAGCATGGGCTGATGAAGTCGTACAGGGTGACAACGTTCGCACTATTGGCGATGTGTTCCGCAATAAGCGAGCACAATTCTATTACGCGCTGGCTGACAGGCTGTATCTGACATATCGGGCGGTTGTTCACGGTGAGTATGCAGACCCAGACGACATGCTGAGTTTCGACAAAGAAGCGATAGGCGAGAAGATGCTGGAGAAGCTGTTTGCAGAACTGACGCAGATTCAGCGCAAATTCAATAACAACGGGAAGCTGGAGCTAATGACTAAGGTCGAAATGAAGCAGAAGCTCGGTATTCCATCTCCTAACCTGGCTGATGCGCTGATGATGTGTATGCATTGCCCGGCATTGGTCCGCGAAGAAACAGAAATATACGTTCCCTCATCCTCCGGTTGGTAAACATGGCAGAGACATTAGAGAAAAACATGAGCGGATCATGCTCAGGTTTGACCGCGCCTATTCTCCACAGAAGGAAGTGCGCGAAAAGTGCATTGAAGCTACGAGGTTTGCTCGTGTCCCCGGAGGTCAATGGGAAGGAGCAACGGCGGCTGGAACTAAGCTTGATGAGCAGTTCGAGAAGTATCCTAAGTTTGAAATCAATAAGGTAGCAACTGAACTTAACCGCATCATTGCAGAATACCGCAATAACAGAATCACTGTTAAGTTTCGTCCTGGTGACAGAGAGGCAAGCGAAGAGTTAGCCAATAAATTAAATGGTCTGTTCCGTGCTGACTACGAAGAAACTGATGGCGGTGAGGCTTGCGATAATGCATTTGACGACGCTGCTACTGGTGGTTTCGGTTGCTTCCGTTTGACGTCGATGCTGGTCAATGAATACGACCCCATGGACGATCGTCAGCGTATTGCTATTGAACCAATATACGACCCGTCGCGCTCTGTGTGGTTTGACCCTGACGCTAAGAAGTACGACAAATCTGACGCGTTGTGGGCGTTCTGTATGTATTCGTTGTCACCTGAAAAATATGAGGCTGAATACGGGAAGAAACCTCCTACTTCTCTGGATGTAACGTCTATGACCAGTTGGGAATATAACTGGTTTGGTGCAGATGTTATTTACATAGCGAAGTATTACGAAGTTCGTAAAGAGTCTGTTGACGTCATCAGTTATCGACATCCAATCACTGGAGAGATTGCAACATACGACAGTGATCAGGTTGAAGATATTGAAGATGAACTGGCAATAGCTGGATTTCATGAAGTGGCAAGGCGCTCAGTGAAGCGCCGTCGTGTGTATGTATCCGTAGTGGATGGTGATGGTTTCCTTGAGAAACCTCGACGTATTCCTGGTGAGCATATCCCCCTCATCCCGGTTTATGGAAAACGCTGGTTCATTGATGACATTGAGCGTGTCGAAGGGCACATTGCAAAAGCAATGGATCCACAGCGTTTGTATAACCTTCAGGTATCAATGCTGGCTGATACTGCAGCGCAAGACCCCGGTCAGATCCCTATAGTTGGCATGGAGCAAATTCGTGGACTTGAGAAGCACTGGGAGGCTCGCAACAAGAAACGACCAGCGTTCTTGCCGTTGCGCGAAGTGAGAGATAAATCTGGCAACATTATCGCTGGAGCTACCCCGGCAGGATATACACAGCCTGCGGTTATGAATCAGGCATTGGCTGCATTACTACAGCAAACCAGTGCAGATATTCAGGAGGTTACAGGCGGCAGTCAGGCCATGCAGCAGATGCCAAGTAATATTGCTCAGGAAACGGTTAACAACTTGATGAACAGAGCAGATATGGCTTCGTTTATCTATCTGGACAATATGGCGAAAAGTCTTAAACGCGCTGGTGAAGTATGGCTGTCAATGGCGCGTGAAGTGTACGGTTCAGAACGTGAAGTGCGCATCGTTAACGAAGATGGAAGTGATGATATCGCTGTCCTGAGCGCACAGGTTGTTGACAGGCAAACAGGGGCTGTTGTTGCGTTAAATGACCTTTCTGTCGGTCGATACGATGTGACGGTTGATGTTGGACCAAGCTACACAGCACGACGTGATGCAACGGTTTCTGTACTGACAAATGTCCTTAGCTCTATGCTTCCAACAGACCCAATGCGCCCGGCAATTCAGGGTATTATTCTGGACAATATCGATGGCGAAGGCCTTGATGACTTCAAAGAGTACAACCGAAACCAACTGCTGATATCTGGTATTGCAAAACCACGCAATGAGAAAGAGCAGCAGATTGTTCAACAGGCGCAAATGGCAGCACAAAGCCAGCCAAATCCTGAAATGGTTCTCGCTCAGGCGCAAATGGTAGCAGCGCAGGCAGAAGCGCAAAAAGCAACTAACGAAACTGCTCAAACTCAAATCAAAGCATTTACTGCCCAGCAGGATGCGATGGAGAGTCAGGCAAACACTGTCTATAAACTGGCTCAAGCCAGAAACATCGATGACAAAGCAGTGATGGAGGCAATACGCCTTCTGAAAGATGTCGCCGAGTCACAACAACAGCAATTCCAGTCACCACCACAGTCACCGGCAGACTTAATGCCGAGTTAACCAGGAGTAATCAATGGAAAACGAACTGATCATCGACGGTCAGGTTATTGACCTGTCTGAAACACAGGAAAATGCAGAAGAAACCATCATCCAAACAGAGTCACAGCCTGAGAATGAAAGCCAGGATGACAACGGTAAAGAGGTGGCAACTGAGCCTGAAAAAACCGAAGAGACACCAGAAGATTACGCCTTGCGTATTGGTGATGAAGAAATTCAGCTTAACGCTGACGATGATGATCACATTGACGGGCAACCTGCACCACAATGGGTGAAAGATCTTCGCAAAGGCTTCAAAGAAACACAGAAAGAAAACCGTGAGTTGCGCCGCCAGCTTGAGGAAGCATTAGCCAAGCCTGCGGAACATCAGCAACCACAACCAGACGCTATTCCACCAAAACCGACTCTTGAGTCGTGTGATTATGACGAACAGGCGTTTGAACAGGCATTGACTGATTGGCATGAGAAAAAAGGCCGTGTCGAACAGCAGCAGCAACAAAAACTACGTCAGCAACAGGAATACCAACAGCGTTTCCAGCAAAGGGTAGAAGCGCATAAACAACGGGCAGCCAAACTTCCTGTGAAAGATTATCAGGAAATGGAGGCCATTGTTCTTAGTGAGCTACCACCAATTCAGCAGGAAATCATCATTCACTGTGCAGACGAAGGCTCTGAACTACTCGCCTATGGCTTAGGTAAGAGCCAGCAATTACGCCAGCGTGTAGCCGCTGAGACAGATCCAATTCGCGCAGCATTCCTCTTGGGGCAGATTAGCAAACAGGTAAGCCTTGCTCCAAAACCAAAGAAAGCCATCAAGCCAGAGCCGGAAGTACGTGGTGGCGGTGCTGATGCGAAACAAGACGAATTCAACAAATTATGCCCCGGCGCAAAAATCGAATAAGGAAAAGATAAATGCCTAACAATCTCGACAGTAACGTCAGTCAAATCGTTCTGAAAAAATTCCTTCCGGGTTTTATGTCAGATTTAGTTCTGGCGAAAACCGTAGACCGTCAGTTGCTGGCAGGTGAAATCAACTCCAGCACTGGCGATAGCGTTAGCTTTAAACGTCCGCATCAATTCTCATCCCTCCGTACTCCCACTGGTGATATTTCAGGGCAAAATAAAAACAACCTGATCTCAGGTAAAGCTACGGGGCGTGTAGGTAACTACATCACTGTTGCTGTTGAATATCAGCAACTGGAGGAAGCGATCAAGCTTAACCAACTGGAAGAAATTCTCGCGCCGGTTCGCCAGCGAATCGTTACCGACCTTGAAACAGAGCTTGCTCACTTCATGATGAATAACGGTGCGTTGTCACTTGGTAGCCCCAATACTCCAATCACCAAATGGTCTGATGTTGCGCAGACGGCATCTTTCCTGAAAGACCTCGGCGTTAATGAAGGTGAAAACTATGCTGTAATGGATCCATGGTCTGCACAGCGACTTGCTGATGCGCAGACTGGTTTGCACGCTTCAGATCAATTGGTTCGTACTGCATGGGAGAATGCGCAGATTCCAACCAATTTTGGCGGCATTCGCGCACTGATGTCTAATGGGCTTGCCTCTCGTACGCAGGGGGCATTTGGAGGAACACTGACAGTCAAAACACAGCCAACTGTTACCTATAACGCAGTTAAAGACTCATACCAGTTCACTGTAACATTGACCGGAGCGACAGCCAGCGTTACAGGTTTTCTGAAAGCTGGTGATCAGGTTAAATTCACCAATACCTACTGGCTGCAACAGCAGACCAAACAGGCGTTGTATAACGGAGCCACACCAATTAGCTTCACTGCAACGGTTACTGCTGATGCTAATTCAGACAGCGGTGGCGATGTGACGGTTACGCTTTCTGGTGTTCCGATTTATGACACTACAAACCCGCAGTACAACTCTGTAAGTCGTCAGGTAGAGGCAGGCGATGCCGTATCTGTAGTAGGCACTGCTAGCCAGACAATGAAGCCAAACCTGTTCTATAACAAGTTCTTCTGTGGACTTGGCTCTATCCCACTGCCGAAACTGCACAGTATTGATTCTGCTGTTGCAACATATGAAGGTTTCTCCATCCGCGTACATAAATACGCAGATGGCGATGCCAACGTGCAAAAAATGCGCTTCGACTTACTTCCTGCATATGTGTGCTTTAACCCTCACATGGGCGGTCAGTTCTTCGGTAATCCGTAATAACAAGGGGCTTACGCCCCTTTTATGTTTTAAGGAAACAATATGGATCGCATGAGTGTATTCCTTGCCGCAGATAACGAATCCGGACATGTACAGGCCGTTATCGCAGAAAAAGACTTCCAGTTTTTCGAAAAGTTGGGCTTTGTTGCCTCAGTTGATGAATTGAAACCGACCAGTAAGCGAGGTCGTAAGGCGGCAGACAATGGCAACAGTACTGACAAAGGGTGAGATCGTCCTTTTTGCGCTTCGTAAGTTTGCTATTGCTTCTAATGCATCGCTGACTGATGTTGAGCCGCAATCAATTGAAGATGGTGTAAATGATCTGGAAGATATGATGTCCGAGTGGATGATTAACCCCGGCGACATTGGTTACGCTTTCGCAACTGGAGATGAGCAGCCATTACCAGATGATGAGTCAGGTCTTCCAAGAAAATACAAACACGCAGTAGGCTATCAGTTATTGCTGAGAATGCTATCTGATTACAGCCTTGAACCAACTCCGCAAGTTCTCAGTAACGCCCAACGCTCATATGATGCCTTGATGACCGACACTCTGGTTGTTCCTTCAATGCGACGACGTGGAGATTTTCCTGTAGGACAGGGTAATAAATATGACGTGTTTACATCTGACCGATATTATCCAGGCGATCTCCCTCTGATTGATGGCGATATCCCAAACGCATAGGTGAATAAATGCCGATTCAGCAACTTCCGCTTATGAAAGGTGTCGGCAAAGACTTCCGAAACGCCGACTATATCGACTATCTGCCA